TAACTGGCATTCTGCGCTATCACAGTTATTTCCAGATTACAATATCAACACACCACAACGTATTGCGGCTTTTGTCGCACAATGTGCCCATGAGTCCGGTAACTTCATGGTGCTCAAAGAAAATCTGAATTATCGTGCGCCAACTCTACGTAAGATTTTTCCGAAGTATTTTCCAACTGACGCCATGGCCAGTGAGTATGCTAGTAAACCAAACAAGCAAGAAGCTATTGCCAATCTAGTGTATGCTAATCGTATGGGAAATGGACCTCCAGAATCTGGTGATGGCTGGCGTTATGCTGGCAAGGGTTTGATTCAATTGACAGGCAAAAGCAACTATACATGGTTTGCGGAATCTCTACAAATTTCTGTTGAAGATGCGTCTGAATATTTGTTGACTTTTGAAGGTGCGGCACAATCTGCTTGCTGGTTCTGGGAAACAAACAATCTGAACCAATGGGCAGACAAGGGTGATATCGTCACACTTACAAAACGTATTAACGGTGGTACAATTGGTCTTGAGGACCGCATCAAGCACTATGAACATGCACTCCATGTTTTAGGAGCACACTGATGAACGATAAAAAACTATTTAAATGGTTGTCACTTCTTGTTTTATTACCACTTGCATTAGCTATTTTTGGTGGTGACAGATTCCGTTATCCTTGTCAAGACCCAGAAAATTGGGAAAAAGCAATTTGTCAAAAACCGGCTTGTGATGTAACACGAACCTGTATCGAACATGTGTTCAAAGGTCAACGTGATCCTAGATTAGGTCCTCCGGAAGAACCGCAAAACATATTGGCTAAACAACAATTAAATATGGTAACACCAAGTTGCCAACAAGTACAACAAGGAGCAAATTGTGGAAAATAATAACTTAATGTACACAGAAGAACAGTTGATGGCTCGACTGAAGTTCTTCATTGGTGTATGCTTATCTCTAACATTGACAGGTATTGTTTTTGTTGTTCTTTATTCTTTAATATTTGTTACACAACCACTCAATGCAATCTCTCCAATCGACCAAAAGTTCTTTGAGTTGATTGTGCCTATTGCTACATTTTTAACTGGTACATTATCAGGTATCATGTTAGCCGGTGGATCAAAAGAAGAAAATGAAGCTAAACTAGCATTGATGAAACAAGCACAAGATAATGCTAATTCAGCCGCTAAGAATACTGTTGAGTTTGCTAAAACACAGAGTGAACCTGTTAAATCATCTGGTAGTATGAAAATGGAACCAGCATTTAATGCTTTCAATGTTGATGCGCCTATGCCAACCGGTCAAGTTATCATGGGTTACGGCGGTAAGCCTGCGCCTGCACCAGCTCCACAGCCGGAGCTATAATGCTAAAAGGAATGCTAGACGACACACACAATAAATCTCTCAGTAGTAAGAGAGTTGTGACTTTTCTAGCATTTCTGTTATGTGGTATTGCATTCATTGCAAATTTGTTTTGGGATTATGAAGTCGATTCATACATGTTTGAAGGTATGATATATCTTACAATGGCCGGTCTAGGTTTCACAGCATCAGAAAAATTTGCGCGAAAATTTTAAAATTTGCGTCTATAAATAAAAAACGGAGAACAATTCATGAAAAAACTTATCACATCACTCATGTTGGTATTTGCATTGAGTTCAGTATATGCAGATAAAGAACCTGAAACTAAAAAAGTTTGCGTTGAAGAAAAAGATGCAAAAACTGGCAAAGTAAAGGAAGTCTGCAAGACTATCAAGATTCACAAGAAACTTGAGGGAACAAAAGTTCCAGAAAAGAAGTAAAAAATGGCAACTACAATCGAAAGACTTGGCATTGTCGAGACCAAGGTGGAAAACATCAATGAAAAAATTGATGATCTAAAAGTGGATGTGAAAGACATGCACGATTGTCTCGATAAAACCCGTGAAGACCTAAAGGGTGATCTCGAAAAGATGTATGGTGCTTCATGTGAGCAACATGCCGCTTTGGCCAAGGACATTTCAGAACTGAAAAATCTGAAAGAAAAGTGGACGTATATGATTGCCGGTGGCATCGCTGTTGGTGGCTGGATTGCAGGACATTCGGAAAAACTTCTTTCACTTTTTTAAAATAATTACCATAACTGGTCTTGCACTCCAGATAAAAATGTGCTATAATGACAGAACTATTCATTATGATACGTTGTTATGTCCGTTTTTATTGACCGAAAATATCTCAAACTCCTCTCACCAAAATTAAACAGGTTTACCCAAAAAAAGGAAGACCTGTTTAATTTCCGGTGTCCGTTCTGTGGCGACTCACAGAAACATCTCCATAAAGCACGTGGTTACGTCTACCGCAAAAAGAACGACTACTTCTATAAGTGTCAAAACTGTGGTGTGGGTCATACCATGTATAACTTCATCAATCTACTTGATGCAAACATGGTCAAAGAATATGCCATGGAACGTTATACGAATGGTGAGACTGGAAATCAAAACTATCCGAAGCCTGAAAAGCAGGAATTGAAGTTTGAAACACCAGTGTTCAAGAAACGGAAAGAAATCAATTTACCGAAGATTATTGACCTCCCGATGGATCACTATGCCGCAAAGTATTGCATAGGACGAAAAATTCCAGAAGCTACATATAATACACTATATTATGCACATGACTTTAAAACCTTTATTGATGAGTTGCTTCCAGAACACGATAAAGATTTGAAAGAAGATGATCCTAGACTTATTATTCCATTTTACGATACTGACGGCACTTTGTTGGCCGTTCAAGGTCGTTCACTCCGTGATTCGAAGATACGCTATATCACAATTAAATTAGCCGAAGAAAGTATAAAAATATTTGGTCTTGATAGGGTAAACAAAGAAGAAAAGTCTTATGTCACAGAAGGTCCGATAGATTCTCTTTTTCTTCCTAATGCCGTTGCTACTGCCGATGCTAATTTAGCAAATGCAGTGAATTATATACCAAGAGATAAATTGGTTCTGGTTTTTGATAATGAACCTAGAAACAAAGACATATGTAAATTAATGGACAAAGCAATTGAAAATCACTTTGCAATTTGTATTTGGCCGGAGATGATGCAAGAAAAAGATATTAACGATATGATTTTGTCTGGTTTTACCAGTGATGAGATTGTTGATATTATAGACAAAAACACCTTTGTGAATTTGAGGGCAAAGATGGAATTTATTCAATGGAAGAAAGTATGAACGTAAAATTAATTAATTATTCACAAAGTCCCGATGGTATGAATTTATTGGAACAAGTTGCATTTGCCGCACGTGTTTCAAATCCATCGAATCAAAACAATTCCGAGACTGCGGAGAAGTTGGTGCGCTATCTGATTAAGCACCAGCATTGGTCGCCATTGGAGATGGTCTCCGTGTGTATGGAGATCGAAACCACACGTGACATTGCACGACAGATTCTCCGTCACCGTTCATTTGCATTTCAAGAATTTTCACAACGGTACGCACGTGCGGATGATTTAGGCTTTGAACTCCGTGAAGCAAGATTGCAAGATACAAAGAATAGACAAAATTCAATTGAAATGGATTTGATGACTGATGAACAGCGTCAGCTTGCATATCAATGGGAAAATTTACAAAATGATTTACTGAAGCGTACAAAGGATGTTTACACATGGGCTTTGGACAAAGGTATCGCCAAAGAACAAGCACGTGCCGTATTACCAGAAGGTAATACAAAATCACGTATGTACATGAACGGAACTCTCCGTTCCTGGGTACACTACATACAACTCCGCTCAGGTAACGGAACACAAAAAGAACACCGCGATGTTGCAGTAGCATGTGCAAATGCAATTGAACCAATTTTTCCAATGATTAAGGAGTATATCGATGGACAGTCGTAATGATGTAAAAACATTCATGGATGCGTGTGATCAAAAAGAAGTTGATTATGGACCGCAAGCAAATCTTTACGTTGATTTAATCCTTGAAGAATTCAAAGAATTGATGGTTGCATTTGGTAATAGAGATATGGTTGAAATTGCTGATGCATGTGCCGATTTGAAATGGGTGATTGAGGGACTGGAACATACGTTACAGATTCCACAACAAGAAGTTTGGGATGAAGTGGCCAGAAGCAACCTAAGTAAAATCTCCTCGACAGGAAAAGTTATCAAACGTGAAGACGGTAAAGTGTTGAAGCCCGAAGGATGGACACCACCGAACATTAAAGAAATTATAAAAGGGTAAAACTATGGAATATATGGGCATCCAAATAGATTTGAAAAAAGATAAGCTATTTGATGAATTGGGTATCAAACGATTGAAAGAATCGTATATGCGTGATGATGAAACGTCACCACAACAGAGGTTTGCATATGTATCATCATCTTTTGGTTCTAATCCGGAGCATTCTCAGCGTTTGTATACTTACGCCTCTAATCATTGGCTTAGTTATAGCACTCCAATTCTTTCTTATGGTCGTAGTAAGCGTGGGCTACCTATTTCTTGTTTTCTCAACTATGTTGAAGATACTGCGGAGGGTCTAGTTGATAATCTTTCTGAAACTAATTGGTTGTCTATGTTTGGTGGTGGTGTTGGCATCGGCTTTGGGATACGTTCGGCGGATGATAAGTCTACTGGCGTTATGCCTCACCTCAAGATTTACGATGCCTCTAGTCTTGCGTATCGCCAAGGACGTACTCGCCGTGGCTCTTATGCTGCCTACCTCGATATTAGTCATCCTGACCTTATTCCCTTTTTAGAGATGCGGAAGCCAACGGGTGATCCAAATGTTCGTTGTTTGAATCTACACCATGGAATTAACATCACTGATGATTTCATGCAAATCATTGAGGGGTGTATGGTTGATCCTACCGCAAACGATGATTGGAAACTTGTTGATCCACATTCAGGTGAAGTGCGTGAAGTTGTATCAGCTAAACACCTATGGCAACAAATTCTTGAACTACGTATGCACACAGGTGAACCATATATTCACTACATCGACACATCGAATCGTGCATTGCCACAATGGCTAAAAGACAAAGGATTGAAAGTACATCAATCAAATCTTTGCTCTGAAATTATTCTTCCTACAAATGAAGAACGAACAGCAGTGTGTTGTTTATCTTCTGTAAATTTGGAGTATTATGATGATTGGAAAGATAACGAACTTTTTCTTCGGGACATTTCGGAGATGCTCGATAACGTCTTGCAGTATTTCATTGATAATGCTCCTGATAGCATATCACGGGCAAGATACAGTGCTAGCCGTGAGCGGAGCATCGGTGTTGGTGCTTTGGGTTTTCACGCATTTCTCCAGAAAAACAACGTTGCGTTCGAAGGAGTAATGGCTAAAGTTTTAAATAATCAAATTTTTAAACATATTAGAGGTAAATTAGATGAAGCAAATCATCAACTCGGTCTGGAACGGGGTGAAGCACCCGATGCCGTGGGCACTGGCAAGCGTTTCAGTCATCTTATGGCTATTGCTCCAAATGCTTCTTCGTCTATCATTATGGGAAATACTAGCCCTTCTATTGAGCCTTATCGTGCTAACGCTTACCGCCAGGACACTCTATCAGGAGCATTTTTAAATAAGAACCGTTGGCTTGATAAAGTCATTATGAAATATTTGGATCCAAATGATTCGGCATTGACACCAAAAGGTGAAGATGAGTATCAGCAAATTTGGTCTTCAATTATTGCTAATGATGGCTCTGTACAACACCTAGACTGGATGGACGAAAACACTAAAGAGGTTTTCAAAACTTCTATGGAAATTGACCAACGTTGGGTGATTGAACATGCCGCGGACCGTCAAGTTTATATTGACCAAGCACAATCACTGAATGTATTCTTCCGACCAGATTCCCACATCAAATACATACATGCCATTCATTTCTTGGCGTGGAAGAAAGGTGTGAAAACATTGTATTACTGTCGTTCGGAAAAATTGGCAAAGGCTGATAAGGTGTCTAGACGGATCGAACGTGATGTAATTAAAGAAATTGATATGACTGCGATTGCAGAAGGTAACGATTGTATTGCTTGTGAGGGATAATATATGTCACATATAATTGCAAATTTACCCACTATCAAGTGTTTCATACGCAAAGAATTCCTGTATGATTTTCAGGGTGGTTTTGGTGATCTGGTGCCTTGCTGGTGGGTTAGCATAAAATCATTGAGAGGGCAAGCATTTCGTATTGAATCATATTTGAATGAATATGGTGCATTATATGATAAGTTGCCAATCAGTGCATACTGCTGGAAACCTATTGAAGGTGAACCTTTACCACTTGACCACTTGCAATTGTGGGACTGTTTGAGTTATGATATTACTGTTTTGAAAAAAGCACAACTTCAATCAATGAAGTGTAAATTTAAATTGAAGACCGGAGATTGGATGTACGGTGAGTATTTGTTTACAGTAGACTCCGCACATTCAGATTTTAATGTTATAGATACTGGTCTATCTGAAGATGTTGAGGACCACAAATCCTATAACTTTATAAAGTGTGATAATGGTCAGTTTGCATGTCAACCAAATAATAGAATGATTGTGTTTGAACCTTCTAGTAATCCTAGAGAATTAAAATATCCCGATTTTAAAGTATCAACCAAAAAATGGTCAGTTGAAACTGAAGCCAAATGGGCTTTAGGTGACACTGATACCTTCATGTACGAAAGAAAAGAAAAATGAAAAAAATAATAATTGGTGCTGTCTTAGCACTAACCGCAATAACAAGTTTTGCACAAAAAGAAAAGGCTGGTGTTACATATGATGCGGTACTGACCAGAGTAATTGATGGTGATACTATAGCATTTCAAGCTAATTGGTTACCAGAGCCACTGAAAAAGGAACTCAGCATTCGTGTATTTGGTGTTGACACACCTGAGAAAGGACATCGTGCAATGTGCCCAAGTGAAGATGCACGTGGTCAAGCTGCCACGGCATTCACTAAAGCACAAATCAATGCATCACAAAAACGTCAAGTTGTATTGATGGCGTGGGACAAATACGGTGGTCGTGTACTCGGCGATGTTTTATTGGACGGTAAGAGTCTACGGATGATGTTAATTAACAACGGTTTCGCACGTGAATATTACGGTGAAGCCAAAACCTCTTGGTGTGACAAATGAAAAGAATTTTAAGATTTACGGCATCTTGGTGTCAACCATGCAAATCGATGGCAGAAATGTTGGAAAAAATTGATACCAACATTCCCATTGAAGTTGTTGATATCGATGTACATTCCGAAATTGCTATGGATTATGGTATTCGTTCAGTTCCCACTCTTGTTATGAAAGATGGTAACATTGAAGTTAAACGCACTACAGGTTTAAAAACAAAAGAAAGACTAACGGAGTGGATTAATGGTTAAAAAGAAAGCAACAAGTTTAACAGACGAAAGAAATCATTTTAAACCCTTCAATTATCCTTGGGCTTATGATACATGGCTTAAGCACGAACAATCACATTGGCTTCACACAGAAGTTCCAATGTCAGAGGATGTAAAAGACTGGAAACAAAAATTATCGATTGAAGAAAAACAATTTCTCACACACATCTTCCGTTTCTTCACACAAGGTGATATTGACGTTGCTGGTGGATATGTTCGCAATTATCTTCCTTACTTTCCTCAACCTGAGGTGAGAATGATGCTGTTGGGTTTTGCCGCACGTGAAGCACTTCATATTGCCGCATACTCACACCTTATTGAAACACTCGGTCTTCCGGAAACAACATACAATCAATTCTTGGACTACCAAGAAATGAGAGACAAGCATGAGTATTTAATGGATATATCATCCCGTAATAGCACAAAAGAATCCACAGCAGAACATATTGCAGTGTTCTCCGCTTTCACTGAAGGTATGCAGTTGTTCTCCTCATTCATTATGTTGTTGAATTTCCCACGCACCGGTAAGATGAAGGGTATGGGGCAGATTGTTACTTGGTCTATTGTTGATGAAACAATGCACGCCGAAGGAATGATTAAATTATTCAGGACCTACATAGAAGAAAATAAAGAAATTTGGAATGATGAACTAAAGAGTAAGATTTACACAATTGCTGAACGTATGGTTCAGCTTGAAGATAAATTTATTGACTTAGCATTCTCTATGGGTGCTATGGAAGGTTTGAATTCAGAAGATGTTAAGAAATACATTCGTTACATCACGGATCGCCGCCTTATCTCTTTAGGTCTGAAAGGTATTATGAAAGTCAAGAGGAACCCGCTACCATGGGTTGAAGAAATGATTAATGCACCTACACATACAAATTTCTTTGAAAATCGTGCAACAGACTACGCCAAAGGCGCCACATCAGGAAACTGGGGTGACGTTTGGGCAAATTAAGGAGAAACTATGTCAGAGAAACTAATAACAGCAGAATGTGAAGAATGCGAATCAACTTTTGAAGTTGCATTTGAAGAAGATTTTGTTTCAGAAGAAACCCCGTCCTTTTGCCCATTTTGTGGTGAAAGAATTGAAGTCCTCAGTGAAGAATATATAGATGATGAGGACTTTGATGAGAACGAGGAATGGAAATAAATTGGATATACAAAGACAGTGAATTCACGGAACCGGACATTGGTGACAACTACGGTTTCGTGTACGTCATAACACATTTAACAACCGGTAAAAAATACATAGGTAAAAAGTTTTTTTATTCCATAAAAACGAAAGTAATTAAGGGCAAAAGAAAAAAGACTAAATCATTTTCTGATTGGCAAACGTATTATGGTTCAAACTCAGAATTACAAAATGATGTACAGGTTCACGGAAAAGAAAATTTCAAAAGAGAAATAATTCATCTGTGTAAAT